TTCAAATTCATCCGTAAGCATTACGCACGGAAGGTCAACACCGAACATAGTATATGTATCTTCTTTTATGCTGTTCACATAGCTAACATTCCCAAGTAATTCTGTCTTTTTTGCTAAAACTTCCATACTGTCTGGGTATTTATTTAATGCCTCACGTAATTCCCTTACTGTCATTCTTCGCCCTCACTTCCTGTATCTGCTGGGATGATTGTTGGGATATAATCAAAATCTTCAAGAGTTACAATTTCGCCAACATTCTCTTCACGGTTAGCATCATTATCTTCAAGCCCGATTCTGTTCAAAAGGTCATTTACATCAAACAATTTTCCGTGACCTTTTTTAAGTTCCTTAATTTTACAACCATAACAAGCTAACATTATTTTTGTTAAAATAACTTGATAATTTTCATCAGGTATATCAATTACTATCTGCATATTTATTCCTCACTTTCTGATTTATCCATACATTTCTTACACTTTACCATTTCATAAAAATGTCCCCAAATTCCAATATCTCTATAAAATATATCGTATGGCTCCAACCAAAACAGACGATTACATTTATAACAGCGTTTTGGAATAATTGCAAATCTGTCATACTTTGTTATTGTCATTCCTCTGCCTCACTATTCTTTTTATTTCTGCCGGAAATTTCAAAGTACCATAATAATGCCTATCAGCACTCTTACATAAAAATACAGGCTCTCCATCAAAAAATAATCCCATATCAGCCCCACAAGTAGGACATTTCTTTGGTACTGTCTTATCTTCATCTGTCAACCACGGTTTTCCATTTCCTTGTAATAAAACATCTTTACTCATTCATTCCCCTCGCTTTCTTCTTCCGTTTCTTCTTCTTTGTTCATTTTTCTCAATGCTTCTGCCACCTGTATATTATCTAAATCAACACCCACAAAGCTTCTAGTAAATCCTGATAATGCTTCTGTGATAGAGTCCATAACTGTTTTATTTGCTCTTAATTCTTCTGCCGTACATTCAATCATTATTATTTTCATTCAGTTTCCTCACTTTCTGACCGTAAATTCTACTAACTCATATCTAAATAATGCTTTTATCCAAACTTTAATAGCTGTAAATCTGCTGTTGGTATAAAGCGCAACACTCCACACCCTTTCCTCATAGTCTCTTGCTAAAACTGAATATTTACCGCCCATTTAATCCTCGCTTTCTTTGCATCTATTAATAATTCTCAATATTCTACTTTGCATTTCTCTTGCGCCTTCGTGTGCTTCAATCGAACATATCGGGCCGATTAAAGATGGATTGACTTTTTCTACCTCTGCTATTATTTTGTTAAACGTGTCTGCCTTTGATTCTTCACTTTCCGGCTTGTATGGTTCGGAAAACAAACTTGATACTTCAAATTTTTTAATTGCATAAACTGCTGTCGGATCATCAATATAAGGCGTATATATTATTTTTGCTTCCTTCGGCAGCACTTCTATTAATTTGCCTTTAAGTTCTTCTGAACCAACAAGAAAATCATATTTCATAATAATTTCTGCAAGTTCCTTTTCTCTCTGTTCTTCGCATTCCTGAATAGCTTTTTCTATCATTTCAAATGTAATTCCCATATATTTTCGCCTTTCTATTTCATGTATTCTTTCCACAGATATTCATTTTCAGGATCTATTATACCGCCTTTTTCTGTGTCGGGTCCTTCTCTTTCTATCTTTTCTTCAACTTCTTTTATAATCTTGTTGACTTCTCTCACATATCTTCCAAATTCTTTATAAAGTTCTTTGTTTGTGCTTGTTTCTTTGACTCTTTTTCTGTCTGCCTGGGCTTTCTTTTTCACGTCTTTCCAGTATACTAATAATTCTTTGTTTGTCATTTTTTGCCCCTCCTGAATATAACAACCATTGACGGAAATGGTGCATCTTTTTCGCCGTCTCCGAACTTCAAACGCCCTTTTATAAATCTAATTTCTGCTTTTTTATAAATATAATCGTGGAACCACTGTGTATCGGTTCTAGCTGGGATTAACATAACAATTATTGTACTTTTGTCCTTTGCTTCATCTGCTGCCTTCTTCACCCATTTTGGGAGCTCTCTGCCGTATGGTGGATTTAAAAATACTCTTTCACCCTTCCAGCTTTTTTCTAGTCCGTTTTCTTTTCTCGTGTAGTATCTTTCGCATTTGTGGTTTTCTGCATCTGCTGCCGCGTCAATCGTAAAATTAAATTCTTTGTTTAATTCATCAAATAACTTTTGCGGCGTTTCCCAGTTGTCTCTATTGCTTGTTAACATTCCTTTTGTTATCATTTAATAACCCCCGTTGTAAATTTCTTTGCCGTCAATTACTAGCTTTTTAACGTTTGAAACGTCAAATTTTAGCGTTTTGCCGTCTTTCTCAATGTAAATATATTTGCTCTTTCTTCTTAGTCTTACTTCTTTGTCTTCTAACGTTTCCCCTTCGTAAAATTCGATATATACATCCATTCTAGCCTCTTTTCGGTTTGTAGCGCATGTTCCAGTTCTCGATTGCTGCATCTTTTAGTGGACTGCTTCCTTTACCTGGACAGTTTTCGTTTTCGCACCTTAGCTCCCACCTGCCATATCTCAGGCGGGGCTTTGGTGCTATTCCGCAAAATGGGCAGGGCTTAATCTTCTTCATGTGTGTCCCCCCTTTATGATTTCATCAAGTCTTTTTGTTTCTGCCGTCTGTGGGAGGTTAAGATCCTGCTTGATATATCCCCACAAATAAGCTATTTCTACATTTCTTCTTTCCTGTGCTATTTCTTCTTTGACCTGCTGCGCGGTCTTTTCCTTGCCGTTTAAATACTCGTTAATTGCTACAAGTTCCTTTTCAAGTCTTGTCATTTTCTTAAAGTAACGATCGTGACCTGTATCGTTATACGCTGCTTTCGCTTCTTCAAGCTCTTTCTTTAGCTTGTCTACGGTGTAAACTCTTAAATTATTCTTTATGTTTTCTATTTTCTTTTCTGTAATCTCAATGTAATTTCTACTCATTCTTGCCTCCTTGCTTTATTGTTTGCTTTTGCCTTTTCCCTTCTGAAAAAGTTTACTGCATCTTTTATGCTTTCATATCCTGCGGACGCTCCGCTTGTCCAGCTAAAATTTCTAGCAGTTCTTCCGGATCCGGACTCAAAAAATCAAAAATAGTTAACTGCTGCATGAATTACGAAAATGGCAGCTCGTCGCTTGAAACGTTTACAAACTCTTCCGCTTCTTCTGCCTTCTTTTCTGATGTGCCGCTTTTCTTACTTTCTGCAAACTCTATATTTTCCACAATTACTGCGACGCTATAATGCTTTACTCCGTCTTTTTCGTAGTTGTCATTCTGTATCCTGCCTTCAATAATCATTTTCATTCCCTTGGTGCAGTACTTCTCTACAAATTCCGCTGTCTTATTAAAGGCTGTACAGTTAAAGAAGTCTGCTTCAGGTTCTCCGTCTCTTTTATATTTTCTATCAACTGCAAGGCTAAATTTTGCTATTGTTGCGTTTCCACTCATTCTAATTTCCGGATCCTTTGTGAAGCGCCCTACTAAAATTAATTTGTTCATGTTCCTTAATCCTTTCTGTTTATCATATAATCAAAGATGTTCATTTGTTTGTTAAGTCTATAATTTAGTTTTCTGTATTCCGCATATACCGGAGCCCAGATGTATTCGCATTGTTCCCTCTCTGCTGGCAGGTGCTGCGCTAATATATTTAAATCGTTTTGCAGGTTTACGTTATAAGGACACCCTTTGCATCCTGTACGCGTAAAATTAAAGGGCGGCCTGTAAAGTCTGCAAAGCTCTATATTATATTTTTCTATTAGCCATTCTTCCCAGGCTTTGCTTACTACTGCAAGCGGGTTAAAACTTATCTTGTCAGCTTTAAAAACTAAACATTTAGTCGTTTTTCTGCGGCCACCCTCGTCCTTCATTAGCCCTAAAATCTTAATCTTTTTGCCTTCCTGCGCCGCGTATTCTTCAAGCGGTTCTTTCTTTAGGTGTCTGCAGCAGGCGTCTGATACTTTGAGGGGGTATTTTTCGCTAAATTGGTGTTTTAATATCTGCGGACACATAAATCTTGCGCCGTAATCTGCGCGCGGGTTTAAATATCTTGTTACTGTCGGCAGGCTCCCTTTTCTCTGGTATAAATCTAATATAAAACTATGTTCTTTTGATTTAAAAGGATAGCCGGCAGTCTCTAGCATCTTCTTTACCCGCTTTTTAGGTGTAATGATTACAATGCGTTTATCTTTTTGTTGTAATGTTTTGACAAAATTTACAATGTCATTGTACTCTATACCGGTGTTACAGAATACTCTAGGTATGTTATTATTTGGGCAGGCTCTGTCTAGTAAAAAACTTAACACCACCGAGTCCTTGCCTCCTGAAAAACTCAAATAAAAATTGTCTTCTCCGTATTTCTCTATTACGCTTTTTATTTTCGCTTTTCTGTCTTCTAGTAAAAATTCGTTTTCCGTCAACGCGCCACACTACGCTACTTCCTAGTGTGGTAAATTGTCAAATTGGCCGGAGCCCATGATCTTCAACTTTTGCAGGATCTTATCGCCATCTCTTTAGATCCTAACCCCTTCCGGGGTCGCGTTTATCCTTTCTTAATCTCCATTTTTTATTGTTCCCTTTCGTTCTATGTCTTTTTGCCTTAAAAATCGATTTTAACCCTTTAGGTATACATTTATACCCCTAAGGTCAAACAAACGTTTTTTAGGTTAAATTTCGATTGTTAGTACTGTTATTTTTGATATACTACGCTCTCTTTTCATTCATCTTTTTTACTTGTTCTCTTAATTTCTCTTTCTGTTCCTCTGTCAAGTCCTTTGGTGGATTAAACTTAAGATACGATAATGGCATAGTCGCGTATATGCTGCCGTCCTTGTTGGTTGTTATTTTCACGTCTCCTGGCTTTCTTTCTGCTAACTTGCGTATTTTTGTAATATGTCTTTGTGATGTAAGCGTGACCGCCACCATGTCGTCACCTGTGATCCATTCTATATTGTTTTCTTTAAAATCCATTTTATTCCCTTTCATGTAAATGGTAGTTCAAACTCTTTTATTTTAACCTGAACGCCTGAGCCTTTATCATAAATCTTTAGAACTTTAAGGCTTATGATCTGTGTATCGTCGCGGTATGCTATTCCGTTTAATGCGTCGCAAATAATCTTTGCTATGTTGTCCGCGTCCGGCTTCTTAACTGGCCACATCTCGTTCTTTAAGGCGGCAGCAGTCTTTTTCTTGCTGTAACTTTTCGGAACTTCAAAAAATGCGGTTATAATCATTTCTAAGGGTGTTTCATCCGGGAACCTTTCGCCGCCGCTATCTAAGTAAATACCTTTTACAAAATTTTCGTATATTACATTCTTTTGCGGCGTAAATGTTCTAGTAAAGTTTCCGTTTCTGACCGTCCTGGCTCTCATTTTCCCCATAACCGGCCCCGGAATAAATATATTAACTTCCTTCAATCTTCTTTACCTCTTTTCCTTCAAGTGCTGCAACGGTGCTTTTAATAATTTCCTGCAGGCCTGGGCTTAGCTGCTTCATTTCTGCATCTTCTTTTCTTACCTTCTCGATCGCTTTTAGTAAATATGATTTTTGAACGCTGTTAAAGGTTTCCGCGTCCATAGCTGCCCAGGTCTTCAGGTTGTCTGCGCTTATTACAGCGCTTTTACTAATGCCGCTTAATTCTTCAAAGGCTTCACTTGAAAAGTAGTTGCTTTTTTCAACTGCTGTTTTTATCTCTAGAAAATAGCTTTCATTTGTCCTTTTCTCCGGAGCCGTTATGTCCTGCGCGCCTTTTCTGATGTCTGCCACTGTCGGAGGATATGGACTTGTCTGCATGTGCTTCTGAACAGCTGCGCTTGCTATTTTATAGTCTAAGTCTTTTAATAAGCTAAACCAAATATTAAATGCGTCTTTATCTGGAATAAAAGTAGGGCTTGTATATATTGCTTTCATACCCTTCACTAAAATTGCAAATTCTTTTTCTATCATGTCGCCCCCTGATCTGCCAGCCAGCTATCAACTACATTAACCCTGTCTTTAATTTTATCTGTATAGCTGCTGCCGGCTGTCCTTCTTTCTGTCCTCTCCCAGGTCCTGACTGCTGCCTTCCAATCCTTCATTTTGTTCTTGCCAATGAACCAGCCTTTTGACTCATAAAAGTCAATAAAGGCTTCAGCATCTATCCCGTTGTTTCTTTCCCTGCAATATTCTTTCACCTGTTCTAAAGTCGGAGGAGTAAACGTGGATGTTTTTATTTTTTTCTGGGTGTGGGTCTTTCCCCCACACCCCCTATCTATATTATATAAGAGTTTACCGTTCTCGTTCTCGTTCTCATTCTCGTTTACATTCTCATTCTCATTTACATTTTCGTTTACGTTTACATTTACATTTACATTCTCGTTCTCATTCTCATTAGTGCGTGACGTCACGTGACGTCCTGTGACGTCACAACTTGTCACACTTTTCTGTATGGCTTTTTGTTCGTTTTTAAATTTTTCCCTGGATGCTCTCTTGCGCTCTGCCGCCTTGATTCTGCGTGTGTTTGAGATGTCAATGTTTGCCCTTAGACTTTCAAAAATTGCCTTTTGATAAACGTTCAGATTCTCCGGCTCAACTCCATTAAAAGAATATTCCCAATATGCTAGTACTAACTTTTTAAAGTCTTCCGCAGGCAGGTCTTTAAAAGTTGGTATGATGCTTCTGTATGTCGTGATCGCACTCATGTTTTCTTTTTCCACCTGTTCACCTCACCTCCTTCCTACTTCGCGGCTTAATTAGTCAAACAATGCTGCAGCAGGATCTCCTGCCGGGTTATCTTCTACGGGTTTCTTAGTGGCCTTTTTAGCTGTCTTCTTTTCTTCAGGCTCCGTTTCCTCGCTCTCGTTTGCAACCGGCTTTATTTCACCCTCTGCCGGCTCTATATAGTCAAATTCTTTTGCGTCTTCAACGTATTCTTTAGAGCCGTCCTGGTTAATTACTGCTTGGTCGCCTTCATAAGCTTTCTGTAAATCAATACTCATAACGCCCCACTTGCTGATTAACTGACGGAGCATTGTTTTATAGGCCATTGCATCAAAGTCTTTGCTCCAGAATGTGTAAGCTGTTCCCTTGTTAAGGTCGTTTCTATATCCTGGGGAGTACTTCTTGGCGTGTGCCTGCATGCGTTCTTTGCTCCAATAGATGGACTTTCTGAAACCGTTTACAAGTTCTAACATTGCATAATAACCGATTGTTTCCGCTTTTTCTCTTTCGTTAAAGTCTTCAATCAGACTTATTTCAATTTCTTCGTTGAGCGGGTCATACTTTACTAATTCGCCCTCTTTAATTGCTAAAACATTAAGCTTTTTATACTGGCCGCTTCTGATAGCAAGCTGGATAAAACCCTTGTAACCTAACTGGAACGTTGCAACCTTGCCGCGCTTTTTGTCTTCAAAAGGAACTAAATAATACTGACCGAGTGCTGGGCTTGGGCTTAAATTAAGAGTAAAGCCTAAAAGCGCGCCGCTGACGATCGTGCTGTTTGCGCAACCTGTAAGAAGTGGGTTTGTATTTACCGCCGTCACGATTGATGTCATAAAATTGTTAGCTGCTTTCGGATCCGACAAAACTCCATTTATATATTTCTTGACTGCATCCTGCTTCATGTAAGCGCTAAAGGTTGCCGGAGCGTTGCCGCCTGCCGGTCTTAAACTGTTCTGTACTGCCATATTTGTTACCCTCCTTAAATTCTTCTAAATTCTATGTTGTTGTTATCAAGAAATTCTTTTAACATCTTAGCCGTTTTGATTGAAAGTAAAGCGCTAAAGCTCACCCAGGTGGTTATTTCTTCCGGCGCTGCTGCTTCTTCCTTTATTTCTTCCTGCACTGGTGTTAAGTTAATAACTTCCTGGCCTTCTATTTCGCTTTTATCTGCTGCAGGTGCCTGCTCTTTATTCTTTAAGTCGTTTAGCCACTTTTCTCTTTCAAGTCTTTCTTTTTCTTCTTTCTTTCTCTGAATTTCTTCCATCTCTTTCGAGCGCTGGATCGCCTGTGCTAAATTTAAAGTTTTCTTGTAATATTCCTGGGCTTCAAAAGCAAAAGGAAGTGTTTTTAATGCTTCAAGGTTTGCTTTATATCCATTTATTAAGCTTTCCATTTCCTTCTTAACTGTTTCAAGGCTAGTCGTTGTGTTAAGCCACTTATCATTAAAAAATAAATCTAATTCAACCTCTTCAACGTTAAAGCTTTCCCAAATCTTTACGATTTCGGCTTTCTTTCTTTCTTTCACACCCTGCTCGTATTCCTTGACCTGTGCGTCAATGTTTCCACTTGCTTTGGTTACTAGCGTTTCAAGCTCTTTACACTCGCTTTCAAACTTTCTAAAGCGCTCTAAAATATTATCCTTTTCAATCTTGCGCTTGTCTGCGATAGCCTTTGCAAGTTTATTAAGTGCAGCGCGGTCTTTCTTTGCGTCCTTGATCGTCTCATCAGTGTAAACGATTTTAGCGTAAACGCTGACCTTCTCTGTAAGCTCTGTCTTTAAGTTCTCAAAGTCCTTGATTTCAAGGCTTTCAGGTGTGTTTAATACTGATATTTCCATGTTCCTACCTCCATATATATTTATATTTCCGGCAAAATTAAAGCCGGTTCTTTTCTCTCTTTAACTGCTTCCCAGAATTTCTCGCCTGCGCTCATTAAATATTTTATGTCTTCTTCAACTTCTGCGCGCTCTATAAAATAGTGATTTGTTTTCATTCTTAGGCCGTCAGTATATTTTCTTTTTAACTGGGCTTTAAGGACTGCAAAGTCTGCTTCTAGAACTGCCATGTAAAAAAGCACCTGGCAGAAATAGTTATCCGGAATTTTGCCACGCCACTTATCCCAGTCATAAGTCTGCATAATATTGCTTGTTTTGATCTCTAATATTCCGAGGCGCCCGTCTCTGTCTTTTAAAAGTCCGTCAACGGATGCAAGCGCCCAGGGGTATTTATCATTCTTGTAGCTGTTATTTTCCGTGTAGATTACTTCGTATTCCGGGAAATCTAAAGCAAATAAATTTCTAAGTAACGGCTCCGCATCATGACCATACTGGACGTATGCGTTACCTTCTAAGTCCTTAGCCGGTTTAATTCCTACCTTTTCCAGCCAGAGTTCCTGGTTCGTCTTCCATGGGTTCTTGCCTATGACTGAGGCTATATCCGAGCCGCCTATACCTTCTTTTCTATGCTCTAGCCAGGCTTCTCTATCTTTTAAAATAGTTAATCTAACCGCCATTTCTTACCCCCTTCCGATTTCTGCCCAGGCTTTTATTGCCTTATCTTCAATCGCAAATGCTGTACTAATGGACCCACCTTCTGACTCGTAAGTGTTCCAGCCGGCCTTTGTATAATTCATTTCGTCTTTTTCTCCGTCAAGCCATCTAACAACGTATAACCCCGGCTTTTCCGGCTTTTCTATGCGGTTATCGTGCCACCTTGTTGGTGCAATCTCCATTTTTACCCCCTTAGAACAAAATAAATAATTACCGCAAGGATGCAGCCGGCTAAAAAACCGACCGCAAACATCATGTCACAGAAGGCTTCCCACTTCTCATCACCATCTGTTTTTCTTTCCTCATCTGGCTTTATTTCCTGCATGTTCTTTCCTCCCTTCCGCTTCTACCTTTAATGTGTCAGCTAAGCTATTTAAAACGGCTAAGCGGTTAAAAGGCTGTAGCTTATATCCTTTAATGTTCAAATAGCCGCTAATGCTCAAATAATCGAAAAACGCAACCAAATTGACCTTTATCCTTCCGTCAACCTGCAAGAAGTCCGTTCTGTCGTATCTTTCAAGCTGTATCATTTTTTCAATCGTATTATAGCAGGCTGATCTGCTTACTCCGCTAAGTCTGCAAAGCTGGCTTACATTTCTATAAAGTGTCATTCGTGCCCCCTTTCTTTAGTCGTCTTCTAAGGGTTTAGGCGTATATTTTCCGGATCTAACAAAATTTATTGCTTTCTTAACCTCTGCCGGCTCGTAGCTGCTAAATTCTCTAATAATTTCTGCGTCACTCCATTTGTTTCTTGCAAGGGCGTAAACCCTGCCCAGGTCAATTCTACGCGGCGCCGGTGTTATTTTATTCTTAAATTCAAGGTTATTTTTGGATGTAATATTCAGATTGTTTAGTTCCTCAACGGTGACGCCTATGTCTCTAAGCTTGCGATAGCAGGATGCATGATGATAACTTAAAGATTTAAGATAGTCAAAAGCTTTTTTTATCCCATTTTCTTTAACGTATGCTTTGAGCGCGTCACGGCTTACTTTCTCTTTTCCTCTCAATGTGTGCCGCCTTTCAGCTCTTTGATTTCTTTCTTGAGCTCTTTAATTGTCTCCGCATCTCCTGAATAAACCATAGAAAAAACAAAACCCCAAAAAATGAAAGATAAAATGCAAAAAATAATCAAATCTACCAAAGAAAATGTAAAAATCATTTTTTTAGCCTCCTTGAAAATTAGTTGTTTTTGCCACCTCAATCGTTAAAAAAAATTTGCTTTATCTCTTTTTCACTAATGTTTAAAATCTTGCAAAGCGTGTTTACTTCCTGGAGCTTAAAGTCACTTGCTCCATAAAGCTTATATATTAGCGTTTGCGGCGTGATTCCTAACTGTTCCGCTAGCCATGTCTTCTTAACTCCCTTGCATTCAATTAGGTTGTTAAGTTTGCTTAAATTTATCATGTTTCCTCCTTCCTAAAATGTGGCGAAAATTCACCCCTCAAATCTATTATAACTTAATGTGACAAAATGTCAAGTTTTTTTGAATGAAAATTAAAAAAAATTTGATTTTTTATCAAAAATAATTATAATGATAGATGTGGAGGTATATCTTGAAATGGATGAATTTAAAGAAATAGGGCAAAGGATTAAGAAAAGGCGCAGGGAGCTCAAAATATCGCAAGTTGAATTATGCGAAATGCTAGGGTATAAAGACCACTCTACCGTCTCAAAGATTGAAAAAGGTGAGCGCGGTCTGCCACAAAAGAAAATTTTAAAAATAGCCGTCGCCCTGCAAACGACCCCGGCTTATCTTATGGGGTGGGATCTACTGGAAAAAGAGGAAAACGAAAAAGTAAAAAGGTTATTGAAATATTATCAATGTTTAGATGCAAGCGGCCGGAATACTTTAGAACTGCAAGCAAAAATACTTTACGAAATGCAAAAGGCACGAAAAAACGCCCCTAAAAATTAGATTAGAGGCGTTTGAAGAAAAACAAACAATATATATAAGAGGCACACAAAACCTTATTTAAGCCAGGGCGCTTATTAATTATATTGAAGGATTGTTAAATTGGTTCGGTCTACGCTATTTTAATATCAAAAAGGATTGTTTTTTAAATGTGTTTACTGCGCCCTGGCGTCGTGCACTATTATAGGCGGCCGCTGAATGCCGCCTGTGTATGGTTTAGACCAAAAACTCCAGCGATATGCGCTCGCTGGTGCCACCTGTTTCTGTTTTATTATATCAAAAATTCCAAAAATACACAACAACTTTTTACAAATTTTAAAAAAGGAATTAAATAAATGTATAGTGAAAAATTAAAAAATGGAAAGGTACGCTTTATTCAAAGCTATAAAGACCCTATAAGTGGGAAAAATAAAAAAGTGTATTGCACTTTTGATAAAGAAAACAAAAATAATGCTTTTGCTGCAGCAGGGATCCTGCAAGAAAAAATTAACAATAAGCTTGCGGACTTTGATGCATCTGAAGACCTGCGCCTGTCGGTTTTGTTTAAGAAATTCTTGCAATATAAAAGTAATCAGGTTAAGCCTCAAACGGTCGCAACTTACGGCGCGTATTTAGAAAACATTTTAACCGTTCTGGGTGATCTAAGGATTAAGGATCTAAATACACGCCTTTTGCAAAGTAAATTTGATAATTCCGGTAAAAGGATAGTTACTCTTAACACTTACATTAGAATTTTAAAAATTTTTCTAAAATGGGCTTATAAGTTTGAATATATTAAAAATGATAGTATTATAAAACGCTTAGAATTTTACAGGGAACCGGCTAAAAAAGACAAAAACTTGCAAAAATATCTTGAAGAGGATGAACTGCAGGCCTTATTGTCTCACGTTCCTGAAAACGATATTAAAGGCTGTATGATTAAATTTTTAGTTCTCTCTGGCTGCCGTATCGGCGAGGCCTGTGCCTTAACTCTATCTGATGTGGACTTGATTAACCGTAATATAACAATTAATAAAGCTTATAACGTAACGATTAAGGCTGTTAGTACTGCAAAGACTAAAACGTCGGAGCGCTCTGTTTATATTCAGGATGAACTTTTAGTATTTTTAAATAAATACCTGCGTTTTAGGAATGAAAAACTTTTTCGTATGGGCATCAATACGGATCTATTATTCTTCAGTGAACATGGCGCCGTTTTCAATTATAATTATTTTGATTATTATTTTAGAAGACTAACTAAAAAGGTAATAGGGCGTGGACTTTCAACTCATTCTTTGCGCCACACCCATTGTTCTTTAATGTTTGAGCAAGGTGTTTCGCTTGAGGCAATTTCTGCGCGCCTGGGTCATTCTGAAAGTAAAATAACAAAAGAAATTTATTTGCATATTACATCTAAAAAGCTAGATCAGTACAATGCCACTATAAAATCTAAAAAGATATTATAAAAAAGACCGCCGGGTTCATTTCTCCGGCGGTCTAACTTTTTATTTATTTGTTAAGCTGTCTATAAATTCTTCTAGAATTTCCGTCATTGTCTGGCGTGTGCCTTTTGCATACTCTTTAAGCTTCTTCTTCCTGTCCTCTGTCAGTCTTATTCTTATGTAAGCATCTTTTGCTCTGCCTTCTGGTAACTTTGCCATTTCTTCCTCCTTAATAATTTGTATCATAATCGTTTATCGTCCCCTCGACGTAGCTACAAAGCGGCGGAACAATGTGACCGTCTTCAATCTTCCAATAAAAATAAATGTCGTCGCCTTCTTCCTCTGCCCATTCTTCGAGGTATGCTTCCTTCTCGGAGTCAAGGTCTGTTTTAAGCTCATCTCTGTCAATAAGAATGCACTTGTGAATCATATCGATTGCCTGTGTGTAGCCCTTTGATCTTGAATGATAGTCAACCTCAATGTCTAATCTATACTGCACTGTATCGCAATCGGTATCATTGGCATATACTCTAATTTCTGCATCCTCGTCGCCTCTGTTATCATAAAGCTCCCAAGCCGCCTTGATGGCTTCGTTCTTGTCCTTGTATACGCTGATTAAAAACTCGTCGCCGTTACTCTTAGTCCAGAGCTGATACTTGTAGTTCTCCTTCAGAAACTTCTGTTCGTAGTCCTCTAAATCCCAATTGTCAAGCTCAAATGTTTCTCTCTCGTTGTCGTCTTCACCGTCAGATGTAAGTGCATATTCAAGGTCGTTTGCGATATACTCTGCAAGTTCCTTTACCTCGTAACCCTTTGTTCTGTTCTTCCAAGCATTAATCTGCTCTGCGAAATACTCTACCTTCTGTTCAAATGTTCTCTCATTCCACTTCATAGTTTTGTCCTCCTTGATTGTTTGTTTTGTTGTTTGTGTTGCTGTTGTTTCTTTGTAATTATATGTTATCACAAATGTGATAACTTGTCAAGCAAAAAAATAATATTTTTAAAGAAATTTTTGCCCTTTCGTTGCCCTTTCGTTTTTATTAAATTGCCACAAATGCTGATTTTAAAAGAAAATGTTAGCTATCAAGAATAAATATTTCATTTATTGCGTTTCATAGAAAAACCGCATAAATGCGGCATTTTTGGCTATTTCTATTTTTTAAAAACTGGTATTTTTGAATAAAATTTTGCCCTTTTTTTGCCCTTTGTTCCCTGCGGATCCAAGCTATCAAAATAAAAAAAGAAGGCCTGCAGGGGGGTAACTTTTGCAAGCCTTCACAAAGGGAATTTAAGCGAGGTTTATTAAAACCTAGCTTTTATTATAAAAAGATTGCACTAAAAAGTCAAACGGAAACAACGATCGCAACATGATGATATGGTCTTATCAAAATATCACCCTTTTTAAGGCTCATTTTGCCTAATTTAACCCTGTCAACGTCAATGCGTATAAATTTCCCTGTGCGCATAAGCAAGTCGCCTAAATCGCCGCTATACGCATTTTTAGATATATTGTAGGACTGCCCAAATTTTGCCTGTAGCGCCTTAACCATACAAGCAACTAGCGAGCTACAATCTGCCTCAACCTTTGCGCCATTTGCTATCATTTTTCCAACATTCCAGTTGTATTTTACAAGCTCGTCTGCAAGGCTTGTTCTATGGTTAAGCATCTGACTGTAGCCACAACAATTAGAATTAATAACCTTAACTATCTTTCTAACACACAAATCCGCCGCTTTTTCATCTGTAAATCTGTAGATGTGAGTAAACTTAAAGTTATCAGACAGCCTAGTAAATCTTAACTCTCTTCCTGTTTGGTCGCCTGCTTTGCCGCCTGTAGCCTTGCCATTCTCATTACAAACTGCTTCACCTATTGTAACATTTCCTTTAAGCATTTTCATCACCTCCATTCACAATTTCGTCAATCCTATGATGTGCGCTCTTCGTGGACTGCTCCACGATAATCAAGCGCTCATTAATTGAGCTAATGTCAGACTTCACGTTCCTCAAATCGGATTTAATGTCCTTCGTGTCGGAGGATATTTCATCTAATTTACTCTCTACTCTTGCCTGCTTCTGCGCCTCGGCTTTCGCCTGCTGTATTTCATCTTTCACGCTGTTTTTACTCGCTCTATTCTGCGTGAGTATGCTAAAAATGAGGGTAATGGCAATCCCTCCGATTGCAATCAGTAAATTTACATCAATCATTTGTCTACCTCTGGAAGTCCTGCGATGCTAGTTAACATTGATAAAATGCCACTCAATAATGATGCAGACAATACCATAAGCCAATTAACTTCGCTCATTACTGCTGATGTGCCTATCGTTGCGATTGCCGTCTGTGCCATTGTGCGGAGTGCCCTAATACCGCCTGCGATAAACCACTCTTTTGTGAATACATTCTTATTTTTCATTTTACCCTCCTTATTTGTTTTAAGCTTGGTTGAAATTTGGTTTAAAACTTGGTTAAACTTGGTTTAAGTTAATGACTTAAAATACTTGCCCTCAATGATATCACCTGTATCAGCCCATATGTTGTTATTGCCGACAAGCGTTCTAACCTGTGTAGGTGTGAGCTGATATGTTACAGAATTAGCTAGCTTATAGACCACTTCTGCGCCTGTTGTTGGTGTTGTACCTTCTGCATATACATCTCTGTCAGAAATCCACGTAGACGGAAGTGTTTCGCTGTCATAGCTTGCAATATGTGCATCAGTTACTGTAAGCTCCCCACTCGTCACATCAAGCGTACCGCCGTACACTGTGAGTGGATTATCGCCATCACGGAATTGGATGGTGTAGGTTGTGCCATCTTCTGCCGATGTTGTTGAAGATACACTCACATTCGCCTCTGTAAATCCGCTTATTGGGCAGATGTTGGAGTATGGGGCAAATGATGTTGCGGTTGTGCCTTTTTCTACTTGAACATTATACCTTGCAAATATCCTTTCAAATGCTGCTTGAGTATTTGGATAGATGATAAGCGTATCACACTTTGTTGTTCTATCTATTTGAGAGATATTTGTTTTATCACTTTGTATTTCTCCATTAATTATAACCCAACGAAACTGTGTACTTTCATCAGGATAATTGTGCATAAATCCAAAATTTATCCCTGCTAAATCAACGCTCTTGTCCTTGTCAACAAATGACATTATATAATTATCATCATTAAAATTAGGCAACTTAATATACTTGTATGTAAGGTTGTTCCATTCGTTAATATTAGGGTTGCACTTATTCTTCCCTGCGCCCCCAGCCCAAGGATGGTCATATCCGTGTAGGTCTTGCACTGGCTCTATGCCTACCTTTAGACTTGGCATTAACAGAGCTGTTCCGTCTGTTACTGTTGCTATTGCACCTGTCGGTAAATCCGCCTGCTGATAGCCTGCAATAATCGCCTCTAAATCATTAATGCGGTATGTGTTTTCATTTATCTGTGCCACGCTTGCCGCTATGCTTTCAGCTGATGCCGCCGCCTCTGTTGCTGATGTGCTTGCGTTTGTTTCAGAATTACTAGCGTTAACTTCACTATTGTGGGCATTAGTTGCTGATGTAGCCGCCGCACTTGCACTATTTGCCGCATTAGTGGCACTTGTGTTAGCGTTTGCCGCTGATGTACTAGCCGCTGTTGCCGACGTTGCCGCATTTGTTTCAGAGGTTGCCGCATTACTTGCCGCCGCTGTAGCTGATGTTGCAGAATTACTAGCCGCTGTTGCTGATGTTGCCGCCGCTGTAGCTGATGCACTAGCATTGTTTGCCGCTGTACTAGCTGATGTCGCAGAATTTTTGGCACTTGTTGCCGCTGATGTTGCCGCCGTGCTAGCTGTCTGTGCCACCTCTGATGCGCTCTGTGCCGTCACGCTTGCATTTGTTGCGGTCTGTGCTGATGTCTGTGCTGTGCTTGCTGATGTGCTTGCAGAATTTGCCGCTGTGGTTGCGGTTTCTGCGGATGTGATTGCTGTATTTGCTGATGTTTCTGCACTAGCCGCCGCATTTACTGCCGTCACGCTTGCGC